GCGTCAAGATTTCTTTCTCGAAGGCGATTCTGTTCGCAGCTCTAGGGTAAAACCGTTCGCAGGGAAAAACAGCAAATTCTCTGTGCAAAGATCAAAGCGCTCAAAAGAGCTGAAATATGACATCCGATACTTTACTCAGTCCGCTTGATCGACGGAAGACTCTGTCGGTTGCCGAGGTTGCTGAGGCACTAGGATTTGATAAACAAACGGTTCGTCGCGATGCCAGAACGGGCGCGATCCCAGGTGGATTCCAACGCAAACCCTGGGGCCAGTGGCGATTTAAGCGCGATATCCTGGAAGACTGGTGGGCTAAGCAGGGGCTTAAAGGAGGTAAGCGTTTATGATACTTTGCGCCGAACCCGTGGTGGTGCCTTGGGCAGTGGCGGCAATTCTGCCGGGAGCGGTTCCGGGGGCAACTGGCCGCGTTGCAGGTAGAGGTAGTTGGTGGCCAGCCAGCAGACGAACTGGCTCCGGTTCATGCCGCGGTGGGCGGCGGCCTGGTTCAGCGGAGCTTCCAGCTCGACCGGGACCGAGATCGACAGGCTTACCGTGCGCCGGACTTGGCCGGCGTGGTGTTTGGGCAGCTTTTTAGTCATAGAGCGAAAAATAATATTCCATAATATTCGGCTATTAAATGAAAAAACGAAAGACAAAAAGCATTTCGATCACCGTGCCGATCGGCTGGAAAGAGCGAATTGACCGGCAAGCGGCATCAGAAGGACGCACTCGGTCAAGCCACATTACGTGGTTGGTCCGACGTTATCTCACGGTTGTCAGTTTAAATTCATAAAAAACTTAAGTTGACTCCGTACGATCCGATGTTATGGAGTAATATGGACAACAATCCCGGAAATCACCATACAATCTCTTATCAAATCGTTCCAGGCACCTTTTACGGGAGCGAGGTTCACTGGATTTATGAATCGCACGACGGCGCTTTCCAAAAGCATTGGGGCCCTTACTGGTCGCCCGAAAGCGCTCAAGCCCAGATCCAAGCCTGGACCAATTGGATAAAGTAACCATGAACAACGACAACCAAACTACGCTTGAACCAGCGCCAGAGGTCAACCCGTTTGTCGAGCGGGCGGCGAGCGAGGCGGCTAAGCCGAAGAAAGCCAGCGTACTTTCGCTGATCACGAAGCAGAGACGGCGTCGGCCGTTCTTTGGTGTGCTGTACGGACCGCCTGGGGTTGGCAAATCGACGTTTGCTAGCGAAGCCCCTAACCCGATCTTTATCCCATGTGAGCGTGGGTTAGATCAGATCACAGTAGCTAAATTTCCGACCCCGAAAACGCTTGCCGAGTTTGGCAGTTATTTGAAGGCAGTTCAGGAGGAAGAGAACGATTACCAGACGCTGGTGATTGATACGGCGGATGCCTTGGAACTTTTAATTGCCGATGCGGTGTGTAAGGAAGGTAAAGTCGAGTCGTTGGAGGAATACGGCGGCGGCTGGCAGAAAGGAAATTTGCGCTGTAGAGAATATTGGAATCGGCTTTTAGCGCGTTTAACCGTGATCAGCGAGACCCGTACCGTGTTGCTAATCGGGCACGCTCATTTGCGCGCAGTCAATGACCCAATGTTGGCGACCGCTTACGATGTCTGGGAAATGAAAATCCAGGCGAAATCAGCGGAAATGATCCGCCAATCAGTTGATTTGATTCTCTTCGCCCGGATGACAACCACCGTGGCCAAGGATACGCCAAAGGCGAAGAAAGGCCGTGGGCTAGTCTCTGGCGATCGAGAAATGTACACTCAGCCAACGAGCGGGGTAGAAAGCAAGAACCGGTACGAGCTTGAGAGCCCGATGGAATTCAGTTGGGCCGCCCTGGAGGCTGGAATCGAGAAATTCTATTCATGAGCATATACAAATATAAAGGTGCACCGGAGGCTCGGGTGTTCGGGGCGTTGCCGGAAGGCGATTACCAATTCGTGGTATCCGAATGCGGGGAGCCTTACGAAAAGGATAGCGGCAACATTGTCTTAGGCGTCAAGCTAACCATTCTGCCACAGGGTGTTCCGGTATTCGCGAATCCCTGGTGCGGGACGGATAAGAACGGCGAGGACCGGGACGGCATTGCCGAATTTCTGTTAGCGATTAATCGGACACCGAAGGTTGGTGACGAACCAGATTGGAATCGGATAGTCGGGGCTAAAGGTAAATGCCGGATCAAAGTCGAGATTGCCAAAATGGGAACGCTGGCCGGCAAAGAGGTGAACAAGGTTGCTTGGTTCATGCGGCCTAAACAGGTTGGTCCTGCGGCAGAAGCGCCGCGGCAGAGCTTTACTGAAAGTGAGATCAAGGCCAGCCAGGCGGCAATTGGCAAGACGCTGACCGGTAAAGATCCCGATCTGGATGTCGAACCAGACGATATACCCTTCTAAAGCGATGCTCTTCAACCTAACAATTCTTATCTTATTTTCGATCTTCTATTGGTGGGCTTGGTTCACCAAATAAAATCATGACTGAATCACCAGACGAACGACTGGGCCTGCCGAGCGCATCAGCCTGGCACCGGTATGAACTATGCGCGGGTTCCTGGCAGCTTGAGGGCGAGGCTAAGGCTTTGGGCCAATCGGCGCACGTGAGTTCGCCTGCAGCTATACGCGGTAAGTTGGTCCACAAATGGCTGGCCGGCGAAGTCGACGAGGACGGCACCGAAATCAAGCTTGATGAGTCCGAGCAACAGACTGCCGATTTTCTGCAGGAGCGGGCCCAATCACAAATAAGCAGAATTTTCGGGGACGAGCCGACTTTAGAGGTTAATGAACGTAGGTTATGGCTCACCGTCAACGGTCAGAAGCTGGCCAGCGGCCGATTTGATCGGTGCGTCTATACGCCTACCGTCGCGCTGGTGCAGGATTTTAAAACGGGGTGGCGGGAGCCAGTTGAAGCCGAGCAAAACGCCCAAATGAAAATGTTGGCGGTCCTGGTAGCGTTGCACCTGCCCAGCATGTTGCGCGAGGTCATTGTCCAGATCGTTTCTGGGCCCTACGGCGTCACGGAAGCTAGATATGACCTGGCTGCGCTGGCCAAGGCCTATAACGAGATCCTGGCGACGTTGCGAGCTATCCAGGACCCGATGGCACCGCTATCCCCAAGCCCGGAAGCCTGTCGTTACTGCCCTGCGATCAATATCTGCCAAGCGGTCAAGAACTTGATTGTCCCAGTAGCCAAGACGCAGGTCTCAGCGCTGCCTGATGGCGCGCGGGGTGCCAAGCTGCTCGATGAAGTCGAACTGCTTCAGGAGCACTTGGATTCAATCCGGGAGCATTATGCTCAACGATTGACCGCCGATCCGGCCTACGATCTGCCGGGATGGGCGCTTATACCGAATGCGCCACGGCGGGAAATCGTGGATGTCGAGACAGCAAAGCGTCGATTAGCAGAGTTCCTGGATCCTGGTGAATTGAATGCAGCAATTGATCTCAAGATTGGCCAGGTAGAAAAGCTATTCGGGAAAAAAGTTGGACTGAAAGGCAAAGACCTGCGCGAAAAGTTTAATGCGATTATGGAAGGTGTAGTGGTCGAAAAAATGCCGAATCCAAGTCTTAAGCGGGTGAGTAAACGTGCGCTAGTTGAAATTACTTTGCCATGATGATTTTGCAGATTCCCACACTAAGCGCATAGCCGGATCGTCGGGGATGTACCGTTAAGGAAGGCCACCAATGAGTAAAGAAGAGCTGTTCGAGAAGGCGGCCGGTGATCTGGCAACCGAGTTGGCCACGATGCACGGCACTCTGTACAATCTTATCCTGGCCTTGCGCAACACGAAACCGACGCCCGCCCAAAGGGTTTTGATCGAGGCGGCCTCCTCCGAGCTGAGGCATAGCCAGGACCGCTTTTTTGCCAAGTACGCCGACATGGTCGGTGGCGCGGCACCGGAGAATAACTAGCCATGAGCGAACGCTTCGTTAGTATGGATGACATGATCGGCTGCGCCAAGCGCGAGCTGCTTATGCGCAAACGGGTGTATCCGCGGTGGGTGGCCGATGATCGGATGACTCAGGACAAGGCCGATAAGGAAATCGCGTTCATGGCGGCCATCCTCGAGCACCTGCTTAAAGCCGCCGGGCGCAGGGAGGAGAATCTTCTCTAATGGGCACCGATCCAGCCAGCCTCTCTAAAGAGCAGCTCGAGCGCATGGCCCCGGCCGATCGCCAGATTGTGGCGGCTTCGATCGGCCACCCGAACGCCGGGCTAACCACTGAAGAGGCGTTAGCCAAGCATTGGCACCGCCTTGAACGCGACGAACAGAAAACGCTGGTGAGCTGGCTTATGCTGCAGGAGGAAGCCGGCAAGCTGACCTTCGACTGGTCCCGGACCGATCGCAAAACCACCAACCGCAAAGGAATGCCGGATTTCCGGATTTATCGGGATGGCCGGATGCTGCTGGGTGAAATGAAAATGGACGGCGCCAAGCTCTCGCCGGAGCAGATCGAAATGCGAGAAAAGTTTCTGCGCACCGGTACCGAGGTGCAACTCTGGTCTAGCGCCGAGGTCGGGATCCGGGCAACCCGGAACTGGCTCTGGACGCATTGGCGACTGTGGAATGATGGACCGACCGAATAAGATTCAATCTACAAGTATGAGCGAAGATCAAACTGAGAAGTTGGCAGCCTGGATGATTGCGAACAGTTTTGCCACCGGGCACGGTGATAGCTTTGACGACCTTTTAAACGAACTCTCTTGGCAGATCGACGAACTGCGAAAGGCGGCCCAATAATGGCAGACACTAAAAGCGCGGTGTTTACGCCCGAGGAACTCGATTATGTCTGTTGCGCGCTGATCAAATATCAGACTGACCTGCGCGCCAGAACCAAGCTGATGGAGCGGTTCGCTACGCCCGAGCACCTGGCCAATCACCAGGCCAAGATCGCGCTGGGCGAAAAGCTTTTGGAGGATTTGTCTTGAACGCCGAGATCGGGCTCAGTGATCTGCTGTTGATCGGCTTAGGCGTCGGTATTTTGTTTTGCTGTGCGGCGCTGGTCTACTTTGTCTGTTGCTGGCTGGGTCTGTATCGATCGCAAGGCCGGAAGCAGCTGCCGCAAGTCGAGCGCGATCACACCGGCCGGCCTTTGAAAGAACGTGTCTAGATGGCGAAAATGCAGCGTGGCCGGCTGCGTGCGCCCGATGAAAGCGCGCGGGCTTTGTGACGCCCATTACAACCGGCTGCATCGCGCCGGACTCAAACCCGAGCGGCCGGTCCGCTCGCTGGCCCCTCGAGCCAAAAAAAAGCCCGCTGCCACCGGAGCAACGGGCCAATGAGTTTTAACGATTACTGCTCCGATACTCGCCCAATCCCGGCACAGGCACAAGCCAAATCACCTCTTTCCCGTGCCTACGCGCCCGTTACAGCGCGTTTTAGCCTAAAGACGGGTCGATATAGCGGATCGGGCATCCCGAAGGCTTAAATTGGCTCTTTTGGCATTGCGTCCTATGGAATAACAAGAATATGGTCAGTGACTCTGGGAAAGTTCTACCATCAGCACGGAGGATACAGATGGACTCTTTCGCGTTCGCCCCGGAAATCGAACAAGCCCTGGTCAGCCTTTGCTTTTATAACCCGGACCGGATCGGCGTCGTCTACCGCGAACTTGATCCAGACGTCCACTTCACCCAACCCCATCTGCGCCAAATTCTCTCGGCCATCGACCTGGCATACCGCGAGCTGGGCGACCATGATTTTGCCAGCGTGGTCACAGTCCTGCGTGAGCAAGGCCAACTGGAAGCTTGCGGCGGCGCGGCGGGCGTTAATCAGGTCTTCGAGGAATACCGCTATGGCTGCTCAAGCCCGGAGGCCGAGCAGGAAATTTTCTCCCACTACATCGAGATGCTCAAAGCCTATGCGCTTGGCAGAGAAACCAATCAGCCCGTCTACCGATTTAACCGCGGCGATATCCGCCTGGTTCCCAATAAAACCAAGCACTCCGAGTCCGCTCCGGATTATGTCGGCGAAGGCAAGATCGCCGGCCGTGCCTACCGTGTCGCCGAATGGGTCAATTCAGGCGGCCACTTTCTTTCCCTGATCCCCAAATGAGTTTTTATCTGATGCCTGCTTTTACCCAAAACCCCGAAAGGTTCGTTGGCCTCTCTTCCCCCAACACCAACGGCCAGGACCAGTACAGTTTTCCCCCGGTCATCGACGGCAACACCATCAGCCGCGCAAACATAATCCTCCCGGAACCGATCGTTGCCGGCATCTTATCCCTGACCGAAAAACTCGAGCTGGCCGGCGGATCCAAAAGCTTTAAAACCTGGTCCCTCATCGATATGGGGCTCTCGGTCTCAAACGGTGCCGGATGGTGGGGGCGCCAGACCTTCCAAACTCATGTGGTCTACCTCAACATGGAGCTT